CTATAACTCGATGCTGCTCAACCCCAGCGGCAACAAGGCCAACCTCGACCCACGCTACCTGAGCGAACTGGATGAGCTGCCCGACCGCCTGCGCAAGCGCTTCCGCGATGGGCAGTTCGGCGAGGCCGGTGAGGGTGCGCTGTGGACGGATGAACTGCTCGAACAGCAGCGCGTCTCCAATGAGATCGACATCCCCGAGTTCCAGCGCATCGTGATCGGCGTCGATCCCTCGGGCTCGCGCTCGGTGGATGACATGCATCGCGACGAGATCGGGATCGTGGTGGTCGGGCTCGGCACCGATGGCTGCGCCTACGTGCTCGAAGACCTCACCTGTCGCGGCTCGCCGGAGCAGTGGGGCAAGGTGGCGTGCTCGGCATGGCAGCGCTGGGGCGCGGATCGCTTCGTGCTGGAGACCAACTTCGGTGGCGACATGGCTGCCGCCGTGCTGCGCTCCGCTGCTGCTGCCATGGGGCGCGAACAGAACGTGCCGTTCAACATCGCCATCTCGGAAGTGACGGCCAGCCGGGGCAAGGTGGTGCGCGCCGAACCGATCTCCGCCCTCTACGAGCAGCAGAAGGTCTGGCACGTCGAGGGGCTGAACATGCTGGAGGCCGAACTGGTCAACATGACCGTGGCTGGGTATCTCGGCGACCGTTCGCCCAACAGGGCCGATGCGTTGGTCTGGGCCTGCACCGCGCTCTTCCATGCAGTGGTGAAATCGAGTAGAGATCAAGCCAGTGGCAGAGGCGCTTCCACCCCGAAGATCAATCTCGGACACGCTGCGATGAAGCAGCGCAGGATAGGTGGGATGGGTTACAGATGAGCATCTTCCGTCGCAGCCGCAGTGGCACAGGTGGGCACAGCCGGGGCCCGGGATCAACGACCGGTGGCACCACCAACACCAACACCGAGCCGACCTTCGCCACCCGCAAGAACGAATACGAGGATGACGGCTCGATCCGGATGCCGGTTCTCAATAGCCCGGCTCAGCTCGCCGCCGCCCGCCGCATGGTGCGCCAGCTCTCGGCCAAGTCCGGGCGCTCCAGTACGGCGCTGGCGTCCGACAATGGCGTTCGCCCCTACACCGCCTCGCTGCTCGGTAGCACCACCTGATGGACACCCAAGTCGAAAGCCTCATGAAGCAGGCTGAGAAGCTGGCCGAGGACAAGCGCCCTTGGGACCAGATGTCTCAGGAGGTGGCGTACAACTGCTACCCGCTGCGCGCTGGCTTCACCCAGAAGCTCATGCTCGGCTCCGACTACTCCTCGCTGCTGATGGACAGCCAGCCGGTCAACGCGCGCGAGGAGCTGGGCAACACCATTGACGCCATGCTGCGGCAGGGCGAGTGGTTCAAGGTCGGCACTGGAGATGATGACCGGGACAATGACACGGAAAACGCCCGTGTCCTCGAACGCGCCACCATGCTGATGCGCCGCCTGATCGATGATCCCCGGATGCAGTTCAAGACCGCCACCAAGGAAGCCGACCACGACTACGTCGCCTTCGGCCAGCCGGTGCTCACGGTGGAGGAGAACCAGTCCCGCACCTTCCCGATGGTGCGCGCATGGAACCCGGCCGATGTGTGCTGGAGCTACGATGACGATGGCGAGCACGCCATGCTCTATCGCAAGGTCGATGTGCCTGCCGGGCTGGTGATGGGCTATCTAAAGCGCGGCCGGTGGAACGGCAAGGCGAGCCCGGTGATCGAGAACATCGCCGACAAGACGCCGTTCCAGCGTGTTCGCCTGCTGCACGTGCTGATCAAGACCGAGGAGCTGTACGGCTCGGACGGCCAGAAGATGCGGCAGTACGCCAACTCGCCCTATCTCTCGATCTACATCGACTGTGAGGGCAAGGAGAAGCTGCACGAGCGCGGTGAGCCGATGGACCCCTACGTGACGCCGCGCTGGCGCTCGCTCAGCGGCAACACCTACGGCTTCAGCCCGGCTGGTCTCAACAGCCTGCCCGACATGCGGATGCTCCAGATGCTCTCGATGATCATCCTTGAGCAGGGCGAGAAGGGCCTTGATCCGCCGATGATCGGCTCGGCCGAAGTGTTCACCCGCGACATCAACCTGTTCTCGGGCGGCTTCACCTTCGTTGATCTCCCCGAAGATCGCGCGCTGGGCGACATGATGACGACGCTCGACACGTCGCAGGGGATGCAGAAGGGGCTGGAGCTGAAGCAGGACTTGCGCGCCACCATCATGGACGCATGGCTGCTCAACAAGCTCTACCTGCCCCGCGTCTCGGACATGCGCGAGCTGGAGGTGGCAACCCGCAACGAGGAGTTCCGTCGCGCCGCGCTGCCGTTCTTCCAGCCTATCGAGGGCGACTATCACCCCAAGCTGCTCGGCAAGATTTTCGACCGCGCCGTGATGATGCGCCTGATCCCGCGCGAGATGTTCCCGCCTTCGCTCGGCGGTGGCGACATCCACTTCACCTTCCAGTCGCCGCTCAACGAGGTGGAGGGCCAGAAGGTCTTCGAAGCGTACAATAAGGCGATCTCGGCCATCGCCGCTGGCACGCAGGTGGATGAGACGGTCGGCCACATCTTCAACATCAAGCAGGCGGCGCTCGATGCGGTGCGCGGTGCCGGTGCCAAGGGCACGTGGATATTCTCGGGCCGCGAGGCAGAGGAGAAGATGAAGGAGGCGAACATGGCTCAGCAGCTCGGGCAGGCCGCCAACATCATCAATCAGGGCGCGGCCACCACGCAGAACGTCGCAGCCGCCAAGCAGGCCGCCGATGTCACCGGGCTGGCGGAGACCGCCTGATGGCGCGCACCCTCGCTCAGGTCGATGCCGATCTCGCCGCTGCCGAGGCCAAGATCACCGCGCTCCAGACCGCGCTCGATGCCGCCAATCGCGCCGCTGCGATCAACGCGGGCGGCACCGGCAAGGGGCGCGTCGAGAAGGTGCGCAACCCGGTGACGGGCAAGACCGCCACGCGCAGTGTTGCGCGCCCGCACCGCTCGCGCTAAACCTCTGCAATGGTTTCGAAGTTGATTAAGTATCAGCCGGGGATCGTCCCGGCTGTTATGACCGAGGAAGACCACGTCAACATGATTGCCGTGGTCACAGGTCAATCCACTCCCGCGCAGGCCAAGGCTGCAATGGAGTGGGTGATGCGAGAAGCCAGCCGGGTGACGGACCAAGCGTTCATGCTCGGCGGAGAGGACGGGCGACGGGCCACCGACTTTGCGGCCGGTCGTCAGTATGTCGGCCACCTCATTCGGGAGCTGATGCTTCCGGCTACGGTTGCGCGGATCAGGAAGAACGCAAGCGCAAACCCGTGAGGCATGATCATGTTCAAACTCCCCAGCCCAGTCTACGCGCCGGACGGCGACGGTGGCGGCCAGCAGCAGCAACAGCAGGCACAGACGCCTCCCGGTGGTGGCGGCGGAGGCGGCGACAGTCTCCTCGCGGGCGATAAGGGTGGCGGCCAGCAACAGCAGGACACCCCGCCGACCGAGCTGCCGTCCAACTGGCGCGATCTCATGGCCGGTGGCGATCAGGATGTCCTGACGGAGCTGGGCCGGTTCAAGACCTACGGCGAGTTCGCCAAGAACGCCCTCAACCTCAAGAAGCAGGTGCGCTCCGGCTCCGAGCTGTCCGACCCAATGCCAGACATCGGCGACGGCAAAGACCAGACCAAGCTCGATGCGCTGAAGACGTGGCGCGAGAAGCATGGCGTCCCGGCCGAAAGCACTGGCTACACCCTCGGCGACAAGGATGCGCTGAAGGACAAGTTCACCGACGCCGACAAACCCGCGCTCGACAGCTTCTTCGACTTCGCCCACAAGAAGGGTATGTCGCAGGCTCAGGCCAACGGCTTCCTCGAATGGTATCAGGGCTATGCCGCTGCCAGCGAAGAGCTGCTGGCGGGCAACGACAAGAAGGACGTGACGGCGGCCGAGGATGCGCTGCGCACCGACTGGGGGGCCGACTTCAGCCGCAACCTCGCCACCGTGCGCAAGGCGGCGGCCGAGCTGTTCGGTGGGGCAGAAGACCCCGACAAGTACGGCGGCGGTATCCTCGACGCACGCCTGCCCAATGGCACCAAGCTCGGCTCGATCCCCGGCTTCGCGCAAGGCATCCTGAAGGCGGCGCTCGCCGTCTGGGGCGATGGCACGCTGGTCGGCGACGAAGCGGTCAAGGCCACCGAGAGCCGCAAGGCCGAGCTGGAGCGCATGGCCTCCACCGATTACGACAAGTACGTCCAGTCGGGCGGGCAGGCGGAGTACCGCAAAATCCTCGAAGCCGAGGACCGCGCTGCTTCCAATCGCCGTCACTGACGGCTATACAGCTCTAGTGCCGTCCGTGGAGGGGAGACCTCCGGCCGCTTAACCGCGCCGGGGGTCTTTTCTTTGGTGAAGCAATCTGCTAAGTGTCGGGTCCAACGGAGATGCTTCGCGCTCTCCCTTGCCCATACCAAGCCCCGCTGGGCTTGATGGCTTCCCGGTCTCCGGCCCCATCTAAACAGCGGCTTCCTTGTCAAAGGCGATCCCAACCTTTTGATGCAGGAGGCCGTAAATGGCTGTGCAGGCTGCGATTACCCAGTTCAAGAAGGAACTGATCCTCGCCTACGAACAGCGCAAGTCGCTGCTGTCGGGGGCGTGCACCAAGGAAGCCATGGCGAATGGCTACACCGTCACGTGGCTCGTTTCGGGCGCTGGCACTCAGGTTGCCACCACGCGCGGGCAGGACGGCGACATCGCCTACGGTGTGCCGTCGAACACTCAGGTCTCGGCCTCGCTCGTTGAAGCGCAGGCTCCGCAGGCCTTGACCGGCTTCGACGTGTTCGCCTCGCAGGGCAATCAGGTCGAGCTGATGAAGACCAACGTGATGGCGATCATCCGCCGCGCGCAGGACCAGATCATCCTCACCGAGCTTGCCAACGCCACGCAGGACTGGCCGACCGCTGGCCCGCTCACTGTGGAGGCCATCGCCGGTTCGCGCGCCATCCTCGGCAACGCCCACGTGCCGATCTCCGAGGAAGACAACATGTTCTGCGTCATCACCCCGGCCGCAGAAGCCTACCTCCTCCAGACCACCGAGTTCACCAACGCGCAGTACCGCGACGTGAAGCCGCTCGAAGGCGGCATCGCCATGAAGTACCGCCGCTGGATGGGCATGAACTGGATCGTCGCCGACATCCTCCCCGGCATCGGCACCTCGGCCGAGATCATGTACATGTTCCACCGCTCGGCCATCGGCTACGCGATCAACATGGGCGAAGAGAAGATCACGGCCGGTTACAACGAAGAGCAGCAGCGCTCGTGGGCGCTCGCCACCGTCTACCATCAGGCGAAAATCCTCCAGAACACCGGCATCGTGAAGATCACGCATGACGGCTCGGCCTACGTCGCCACCTGATGAACCCTGATTGGGGCGGGGTCGCTCCCGCCCCATTTGACGTGCCTGCCACCCCAACCTCGTAAGAAGGATGTGAACAAATGGCCTTTACCGCTTCTACCCTCAAGGTTCTCAAGATGTCGGTCGGTGGTGGCCCCACGCTGTGGGCCTACTCGAACACCGACGCGCACGCCACCGTCGAAGGCGCTGACTACTTCGCCAAGATGGGCGCGGGCACCGCTTCCGACTACACCACGCGCGGCATGAAGGTCGGTGACTTCGTCATCGTCTATAAGACCGGCGCGACCGTCGAAGTGACGCTCCATGTGGTGACTGCGATCTCGGCGGCCGGTCACGCGACCGTCTCGGCGGCGACCCTCGCTTAAGGGGTCGCCTAACTCTTTCGGACGTGGAAAGCCTCTGCTACGTTCGATCCGGGAGGCGGAGCCCCGCCGCTCAAACTGGCTCCGCCTCCCAACCCTAACCCCGATGAGGCAATGGCTATGGCCTACGATAAGCTCGAACCCACCTACTTCAATCTCACCGCCAGTCAGGCGCGGCAGGAGTGGCACGCCCTCCTCGATCCTGACACCCTCCCCACCGATGTCCTGAAGCCCGTGTTCTGGGTGCACGTGATGTCCCGGCTGAAGCCGATGGCCGTGGTCGATCTCGTCACCCCCGATGGCACGCTCGACATGCAGGTGCGCGTGATCTCCATCGCCAACGGCATCGTCAACGTCCGCCCGCGCTTCATCCGCGAGGACAAGGAAGCCCGCGCCGAGGTGTATGCCCGCCGCGAAGACCCGTCGACCCGCCCGGACCCGCTCAACGGCTTCGCCGAGCAGACCGAGGTGCGCGAGTACACCCCGGACGGCTACAAGGTCGGCTGGAACCCCGGCTCGAAGACGTGGTACGTGCAGCTCAAGGCCACCGGCCTGAAGCTCGCCGAGAACATCCCCGAGAAGGGCAAGGCCCTCGCCTATGCCGTGGCGCACGCCAAGGCCTCCGGCGTCGATGTGGACGAAAAGGCGGCGTGATGACCAGCAGGCTCGAACTGTACAATGGTGCCCTCGCGCATCTCTCGACCATCCGGCTCGCCAACCTGACCGAGAACCGGGGCGAGCGGTTCGAGCTTGATGCCGTCTATGACAAGGTTGTGGCCGGGTGCCTCGCGGCGGGCGGGCGGAAGTTCGCCAAGCGCTCGGCCATGCTCACCTACAATCAGGAGGTCGATGTCGAGTTCGGCAAGATGTATCCGTTCGACGTGCCCGACGACTTCGTGCGCCTGATGAAGATCGCCTCCGACGAGGAGATGAAGCACGAGATCGACTTCGAATACGAGCATGGGCAGTGGTTCTGCAACGAGCAAACGATCTACATCGCCTATGTTTCGGACGATGAAGAGTACGGCATGGACCTCGCGCTGTGGCCGCCGAGCTTCACCGAGTACGCCGAAAGCTCGCTGGCCTACCGCAGCTCCATCCCGATCACCAAGGATCGCGGCACGCGCAACGACCTCATCATCCTCAACCGCCAGCACCTTCAGACCGCCAAGAAGTACGACGCCATCGGCGAGCCGGTGAAGGACAAGCCTGCCGGGCGCTTGGTGCGCTCGCGCATTGGCGGCGCTGGCGAGCCCACCTTCCGCAACGGGATGATCCGCCGCTAAGGGGGTAGCCATGGCGACTGCCGAAATCCTCCACCACGCGCTCAATGTGGGTGTGGTCGATCCCAAGAACCTGCACCGCATCGACCTCGCCAAGATGCGCCTTGCGGCCGAAGACCAGACCAACCTGATGGCGCTGGCGACCGGCACCGCCTTCCTTCGCCCCGGCACCGAGAAGCTGTGCGAGACGCAGTCGGACAACACGGCGCGGCCGATCCCGTTCGTGGCTGGCGAGGATGCGAGCTACGCGCTGGAGCTGACGGCCAACACCCTACGCATCTTCGATGATGAGGCTGGCGCACTGGTGACACGCGCCTCGGTCTCGACCACCGTCACCTCCGGCACTTTCTCCAGCTCGTCTGGATGGACGCTGGCCTCGACCTCCGGCCAGACCACGGCGATCACGGGCGGCCAGCTCGAAATGACGGCGCGCGCCCGTGGGGCCGAGGCTACCTGCAAACAGACCCTTACGATCAGCTCGACCGACTACAATACCGTGCACGCGCTGGCGATCACCGTCACCCGTGGGCCTGTCACCTTCCGCCTCGGCAAGACGGCCGACGACGACGATCTCATTCAGGAAACCACGCTCGACACCGGCTATCACTCCCTCGCCTTCGACCCGGACGGCTCGACCGTGGCCTACCTGCGCTTCTCCAGCCGCGCGCAGTACAAGGTCATTGTCGATAGCTGCCAGATCGAGAGCGCTGGCGTTCTGGCCCTGACGACGCCTTGGGACGAAGACCACCTGCCCTACATCCAGACCGCCCAGTCGCTCGACGTGATGTATGTCGCCTGCAACGGGGTGCGCCAGCAGAAGATCGAGCGGCGCGGCTCCGGCGATGCCGAGGGGCTGAGCTGGTCGGTGTGCGACTATCACGCGGACGATGGGCCGTTCTATGCCGGGCGCACCGCCAACGTGAAGCTAAAGCCCAGCGCGACCGAAAGCGACATCACCCTCACCGCCGACGCCCCGTTCTTCAAGAGCACGCATGTCGGCGCGCTGTTCAAGCTGTGGCATACCGGCCAGCGCATCGACACCTATCTGGCGGGCGATAGCGAGTACACGCCGACCTTCATGGTGACGGGCATCACCGAGACCAATTTCGAGGAGCGCAAGTACGCCTACACGATCTCCGGGACATGGACCGGGACGATCCGCAACTACCGCAGCTTCGACGGCGACGATGTCGAGTTCCACCAGTACCGGCGCGAGCAGGCGAGCGCGACCATCGACATCACCGCCAACGCCTCCTACACCAACGACGACAACGACGACAACGCCATCACGTGGGTGAAGTTCGGCTTCGAGGACAGCAGCTATACCTCGGGCGAAGCGCATATCGTCTCGATCTACAATGCCGGTGGCGGCTATGGCATCTGCCGGATTACCGCCGTGGCGAGTAATCTGTCAGCCAGCGCTCAGGTGCTCACCCCGTTCCTTGGCAACGTCTACACCGACGAATGGCAGGAAGGGCAGTGGAGCAGCCGGTCCGGCTTCCCGACAGGCGTGGGCTTCTTCGGTGGCCGCCTGATGTGGGCCGGGTCGGATAACTTCTGGGGCTCGATCTCGGACGCCTACACCAGCTTCGATGAAGAGTTCGACGGCGATGCCGCGCCGATCAACCGTGCCATCGCCCTGAGCGGCCGGAATGAAGCGCGGTGGATTTTGAGCACGGACGCCTGCATCATCGGCTGCAACACTCGCGTGGCTCAGGCGCGCGCCTCCTCGCTCGATGAGCTGCTGACAGCGGCCAACGTCAACATCCGCAACATCGACAAAGTGCCCTGCTCGCACATCACCCCGGTGGAGCTGAAAAACGACCGCTCGCTCTTCGTCGCCGGGAGCCGCACCCACATCTACGAGATCAACTACTCGAACGATCAGGGCGACTACCTGTGCACCAAGTTCTCGCTGCTCACCGATAGCCTGTTCGCGCCCGGCGTGCGCCAGATGGCCGTCACCACCTTCCCCGACCAGCGCGTGTGGTGCGTGATGGAGGATGGCACCGCCTGCATGGTGCTCTACGAGCCGCTGATGGACATCGTGTGCGCCATCCCGATCAGGCTCCGCGACGGCGATAGTTTCGAGGGCGTGTGCGTCCTGCCCGGCCTTGAGCAGGATCGCGTGTATTTCTCCACGTCGCGCTCGATCAACGGCTCGACCAAGCGCTTCCTCGAAAAGCTGGCGCTCGACAGTGAAGCGCTTCCCGACGACATCACCAAGTGCATGGACTGCCATGTGGTGTTCGGCACCAATGGCGGCTCGACCACGCTCACCGGGCTCGATCATCTCGAAGGCGAGACGGTTGTGGTCTGGCAGGATGGCGATGCCGTCAACGAACCCGGCACCACGACGACGCAGGAGTTTCAGGTGTCGAGCGGCCAGATCACGCTGCTCTCGGCTCCGACCATTGGCGGCTGTGTCGGCCTGCCGTATCGCGGCCGGTACAAGAGCGCTCGCCTCGCCTATGGCCCCGAAGGCTCCAGCCCGTTCTTCAAGTGGAAGAACATCAACACTGTAGGCTTCATCCTCGCCGATTACTGCCGCTCCGGCGTCCAGTTCGGCGGCCTGTTCGATGACGACAACCACCCGCTTATGAACCTGCCGGAATTGATCTCGACCGGCACTGCGCCGGAAGTCGTGCAGGGCGTGGTCGAGGACGATCAGGTCAACCCCGTGACCACCTCTCCGGTCGGCCCCGACCCGCGCCTCTGCATCGAGCTGAACGCGCCCAAGCCAGCTTCGATCCTTTCCATCGTGATGGGTGTCGGTGTCTGACCATATGCTCCGGCTATCGGCGGCCGACATCGCCGAGGTGTATCCCGGCCGGATCGACTTTCCGCTGTGCGGCTGGGGCCTGATGACCGACGATTACCAGCTCGTCATGGTCGGCGGCCTCCAGTGGATCGACGGGCGTTGCTACATGTGGATGGACCATGTCCCGCGCGACGGCTCAAAGCACGTGATCTCAGTGGTGCGCTGTGGCCGACACATGCTAAGACGAGCAGCACAGCTAGGCGAGGAAGAGGTGTGGGCGATCAGGGATGACGTGCCCACCTCGCAGAGGCTTCTCTCGGTCGTGGGCTTCCGCTACCACGGCATGGAAGACGATAAGGAGCTATGGGTATGGCACGCCTCGCCATCGAAGATGCGCTCACCTACAATCTGGAGACCGGCGAGCTAGCTGCCTGCGCCGCCAACATTTACCACGAGGTGGCATGATGGCGTTCCTCGCCGCAGCAGCCCCGTTCATCATGGCAGGTGCCGCAGTCGTAGGTGCGGGCGCTGCCGTCTATGGCGCGCTTTCAGCCAAGGAGCAAGCCGAGCAGCAGGCAAAGGAACAGGTCGCCATGGGCAAGGAGCGGTTCGCCGCCGCCCAGCGCGAGACCCTTGAGGCCAAGCTGGCAGGCAAGCTCGCGCAGTCCCGCCAGCTCGCCGCCGCTGCTGCCTCCGGGGCCGGTGGCGCGGACAGCCCATCCATCGTCAAGCTGATGACCGAGACCGGCGAACGCTCCCGCTACGCGCAGGAGGTAGCCATGTACAAGGGCTACTCCGAACGCGATTACTATTTCGACGCCGCCCGCAACACCCGCTCCGAAGGCAACGCCAGCCTGATCGGCGGCGTGCTCCGCGCCGCTGGCACGCTTGCCGGTGGCCTCGCCCAAGCTGGGGAGATGATGCCCTAATGGCCCGCTTTCCGATGCCTGAAGACATCCCCGTTCCGTCCATTCAGGGGCGGCCGGGACTTGTCGGCCCTGACCGTTCCGGCTCGATCATCGCCGAGGGCGTAGGCGATCTCGCTGGTGGGCTCGGCCGCGCCGCGCAATCGCTGCACGCCATCCACCTGCAAGACCTCAAGGAACAGAACCTCGCCGATGTGTCGGCGGCTGAAAGCACTTACCTCAGCGGCTCGCTGGAGCTGGAGAACAGCTTCGACCAGCGCAACGACTACGATGCCTTCGCCAACGACGCCAAGGCTGGCATCATGTCGCTCAAGGAGAAGGCCGCCGCGCTGATCCGCGATCCCAAGATGCGGGCGAGCTGGCTGGCCGACACCGACCTCAAGAGCATCGCTTTTGCCGACCGCGTCGGCGACAAGGCGCGCGCTGGCATCAAGGCCGACAATCAGACCAAGATCGAGACCTCGCTCATCCAAAACGCCAAGCTGGTCGAAGACCCGAACGTCCCGGCCGAGGTACGCCATCAGGCGCTTATCGATATGCAGGGCACGCTGATCCGTGGCCTCGATACCGCGACTATCAGCAAAGATCAGGCGGCGCTCTATCGGGACAAGTACCTCGACGCGGCCGAAGAAAACTTCCAGATCAACACCGTCAAGGCGCGCATCTTGCACGACCCCGAGATGGTGAAGACGCAGCTCGGCGTTTCGACCGCCATGGGCGGCACGGAAGTCGGGACCGCCGCCGTGGTGACGGCCGGTGCCCCGCTCACCTTTTCGCCCGAACAGGCGGCGCTGATCGCCAAGCAGCTCGGCGATACCGCCCTGCCGACCGACCCCAAGATGCAGGCGTCGTATCTCAGCGATCCCGAGATCAATGCCGACTACACCCGCGCTGCCGTCGATGTGCTGACCAAGAAGTACAACGGCGACATGACCGCCGCCGTGGTCGCCATCGCGCCCGGCTCGGACCCGGCGATTGTCCGGGAGTGGATGAGTTCAAAGCACGACGAAAGCAAGCTGCCCAAGCCGATCCGCGACTTCTATCGGGCCACCATGAACGCAGTGAAGGCCCCGGCACAGGTGACGCATATCACCTCGGTGGCCGCGCCCGGCGTGATGATCGAGGACATCGACGGCGGCCTGCTCGACCGCTGGGAAACGCTCCAGTCGGTGTTCGGCCAGCAGCTCACCATCACCAGCGGCAAGCGCGACCCCGAGCACAACGAGGACGTGGGCGGCGCTCCGCAGAGCCAGCACCTCAGCGGCAACGCCATCGACGTCGACACCTCTAGCCTGAGCGAGGAGGATTTGACCCGGCTGATCCAGTCGGCTTCGGCTATGGGCTTTGGCGGCATCGGCATCGAGAAAGACCACCTGCATCTCGACTTCGGCCCGCGCCGAGCATGGGGCGAGGATCATACTGCCGACAGCATCCCGGCCAAGTTCGCCGAGCTGGCCGCCGAGCACGAGCGCGGCGCGATCACCACCATTCCCGGTGCCGTGGCGAACGTCGACCCGTCGATGTCGAAGATCGGCTTCGACAAGCGGATGCAGCTCTACGCCGAGGCACAGCAGGAGGCCGACCGCCAGAAGATCGAGAAGCGCGCCGGGATCGAGATCGCGGCCGACAACGCCCCGCAGGCGGTGTTCCAGTCGGGCGCGTAT